CGGACATAGAAGGCGTGAACCTCCTATATAAAACATCAAACATGAAGTTAAGAACCAGGAGGTTCCTTTTTTATATAGTGCCGTCTTCTCGGCATCCTAAGACTTAGTTCCCTCGAAAGGTAATCTAAGTTAGGAGATTATAATAATAAGCTTTCTAAGTACTCGTATAATACGAAGCACCTTGAAATCTCATTAAGTTAAAGTCTTCACCCGCAGCTTTATCAATACTTAATGATGAAGCCGGGGCAGTTGTGGTATTACTGTCGTAACAAAAATTAAAATTACGAAACCATTTGGTAGCCATGGTATCTGCAGTTGAGGCAGTAGAAGTATCATAACTATCGCTAAAACATATTTGAAATAAATTTTGACTATAGTAAGGAAATTCTACTGGATAAGCTGAATTAACACCTGGTACGAAAGTGGTAGAACCAGTTAGTGGGGAAGGATTTTGCCATGTTGTAGTTAGAGCCGGAGCTATATAACTACTTGATGACACGAAAGTTGTTGAAGGTTCTTCCAAACCTGATTTTACCCATACAGTACTTATACTTTGTAAAATTTTAAATCGAACTCTAATAGAACCTCTTATTCCAAGATATGAATATCTTAGATAAGAGAACAAGTCCCAATTATCTGTAAACGTTAAAGCTGTTGCAGAATATGGAGCCATGTTCACTGGAAGAATAGGCATAATATTTTTCAAAGTACCTGGAAAAGCTACTGAAGTTAAAACAGGTGTGGCAATTTGCTGACTTGAAACAAATCTTTTCAAAAGAGATCTGAAAGAGACAACTTGTTCACCAAAATAGTCTTCGCATATTCCTTCTGTAGATGCGGTAGACTCATTTAGGTAGATACATGTTATCTCTGTAGAATGAACACTAGACTTGGATTGAGTAAAAATACGTCTAAATTTGGGCAAATTAGATGCTACCGGACAACTCACTTGTAAGTCCTCACAACAGACAAAAACATTCACTGCTACATCAGAATTGTCAGGAGATTGAAGAGCGGTAAATGGTACCATCGTGATATAACCATTTGCAAACCCTAATGCAGAAGTTACAGTCCCGTCATTTATATAGAGCGCATCAACCGCCGAACCTGAAACGAGCCAAGGTCTTTGGTTAGCCCAACCTATACAAAATTCAACAGTCTGTGTATCCTGTATATCAATAACTTTGATAAACTGTTTATTTAGTGAAAAGGTAGCATTTATTAAAGCTTTTTGAGAAATATTAGGTTCAAAGTAAATTGCATACTTTCCTCTATGAAAGGCAGAGCAACATATATTAATACGAAACTTTACAGTCCCCCTCCAATACATAAAAGGCTGAACTGCAAAAGCACACGCTGTAGGTTGAGCTACTGTTAAAGTAGGAGAGTATAATGTTACTAGGTTAGGAGTTACCGGAATACAGAATATATTGGTAGCAAGAGGACCATTTAAATGACCCCAAGTATAAGTGTTATAAAAACTCATTCTAGAAGAAATATTTCTTAGTACCATACCATCTTCACTATCACCACATAGCGAACTATCTACGTTAAGTTCATTTTGAGGATCAGTTGCGATTTTATGGGACATATCGAATCCTATAGTTGTGGCTCCATTGGGGAAAGCTTCATTACGAATGTAATTAGGAACAGTATTCATTATTGGCTTTGACCATCCAAACAAAGCTGAAATTTGAGCTACTGACCCTATTGCCATAGTAGAAGCTTTGGAAAAAGGAGATATAGATGAAATTCCTGACCAGTTTGAAAAGTTATATAAAGCGGTACTTATCCTTTCTACAGGTCCAATAACTCGTTCATCCTTCTTAACACGACTTTTTGATTCGGTAGTAATAGCAATTTGTGTTCCAGTATTAGGTGTAAACTCCACATCTTCCATCCAAGCATATACTTGATAATATAAACTTGAAGGTGAAGTGGAGACACTTTTAATCTGGTTCAGCGTCATAATATATAAATTACCCATTTCTAACATATCATCATAGTCAGTTCCTGCCCCTAAGACCAAACTGCTATTATTAAATAATCTCAGCATTGGTTGTGTGCAAATAAACGGCCAAACACCTTCCAAAGGCATATTTTCATTCACATTTACAATTGCAGATCCAGAGGCCTGACTTAAATAATTCGCAGTAATCAGCTTATCCGTAGTAACAAAACTCCATAAATTTGTCAAAGCAACATTAGAAGGTGAATAAGGTTGTGGCGATACTAGAAATTGTCCATAATGAAATGGTGTTCCAGATACAGAAAACCTATAATGAAGATTCCCACGTATAAATGAGCAATTTCGTAATTTTGCACGCACTGAAGGAACAGCAAAAAATAGTGACCATAAAGATAAGGACAAGAAGTAGTCAGTACTTAATGCAAAAGTTCCGCTTGAAAGTTTCACAGGTCGTGCTAAGTATTCTTGAATATCTAAAACCCCACGTTGTCCTCCTTGAAAGCTTCTTGAATAACCCATGGAAACTACTTCAACAGGATTTCCTGCGTCTTCTTCAAAATTTTCTTCGGATATTTTGTTATCTATAGCACCTTTATCTTGTTCACTAGAAGCAGATTCCGTAACAATAGCTCTCCTTCCAATAATTCTATTTAAAACTTCTATAGACAACTGTAATTCATCTATACGATTAAGGAGCGAGATCAAATATTCTATTCTCTTCCTTTCATCAATACTTGTAGTTGACGATAAGTTTCTCTTTAAAATAAACACATCAGTTACATTAGGATCTAATTTTGCTAAGTCAAATTTTGCTAATTCTAACCTAGTTTTAAAGAGCTCTCTAATGGTTACTGGATCGTCTGAATATTTCCATTCCATTTTATCTTCTTCAGTAGCACGTTTAGAGTGTATCTCTTTAGACAACGCAGTCAGAAGAGACAGAGGTGATTATAGTGTTCGTCTTTTAGTTTTAGAAGGGCGCCAACACAACTATGGAGCTCAGAAGCTCTCCCTTCTTGAAGATTCAAAGCAAACGACCCCTTGCGTATCACATACAAGAGGGTCACTAGTCAACAGTGAACCAGTGTCGTTACATAAGACTTTATTCCAAATCTCATCATAACTGGGGAATTCATCCAGATAAGGACATTCGTATCTTTCTTGAAACAATTTTATCAAATCATCTCTAAAAGATCCAAATTCTTTCTCCTCTAAATATAATGCACTTTCCCAAAGTACACTTGTGACGGTACCTCTCATCTGTTCTTCCCTGGGAACATGACGTGATGGAATATGCCACATTAAACACTTCATAACCGAATGTAAATCAAGTTGAGCTACCCAAAAATCTTTATCTTTCCTATAAACGAACTTCCTCTTTAGAAAAGAAGCATCTTTAGGTTCAATAAATTTCTCTATATCTAAACTTTTATTCGCAGAAGTATAGTTAATTTTAAGAATATCCTTACAAAATTTTTGATATGTTATATTATTAAAATGTTCACTTATACTTTCTTTCACCGAATTTAAGACATCGTCACCAAAAGTGTTAGCTAATACATAAGTAAAGAAATCCAGATCTTTAGTTTCTGGAGTACTATACCAATGACACATTAACATTAAGATATTAACAATAGAATTATCTTGAGCAGTACCGTCCTTACCCGAAGGCTGTTGACCTGCAACACAAAAAACATCTCCGTTAATAACAATGAAAGGGAATAGTGAATCAGTTAATACACCGGCTAATCTATTTAACGCAATCTCATTATAACCAAATGTTTTTGCTATATTATAAACGACTGTACAAGCTGCCCACTTAATGAGAAATAATTGTTTAAGATCATAATCTTGGTAATCACCTTCCATCAATAAGTTTGAAAATTCCGTAAGATCTCTCCAGAATTTATCGGATTCTGTGAACATATCGATACCTATCGCTGTGCCGAACAAATCATTATGTTCTTGCATAAACGTATATATAGGCGTCGCATGCATCCTACTCGTTATTAAAGCTGGTATGCAACTAGCATAAAATACTCTTGTTTTACCAGATTTAACTTTTTTAATATCACGAGGCTCATCTTTCAATTGTGCCACATAATAAAAATTATTAGTTATACCTTTGTCATAATTTTCTAAACATTTAACGACATCAGATAACAAATCTTCAGTAGGAATTCTATCTGTAGAATCTTTTTCTAAAGGTAAATGTTTGCTCTTTTTACCAGGATATCCAAAACCTCCTGCTGTACTAGCATTCATTCTCTTTATAAAGCAATCCTCAGGAACCCCATTTATTGCAGCTCTAGCAGTAAGTGGTGCTATTTCCTTAACACCTCTATCTTTTAAACCTGTGATTATATACTTCAAGAGTTCTTCCGTAGCTTTCTTAATAACTTCTGGTTCTATATTTCCTTTAACATGAGTCATAGCTTCCAAAGCTAAGTTGAACGGGGAGATATATTCTCCACCATAAGTACCCGGCTTCATCATCGGTGGCCCAAAAAATTTTTCAGGTTTAAAAGAAAAATGTTTTATCATTAAAGGTGAAATTTCTCTGGATATTTTAGTCAACATAACATTAGATTTTTGATTCATCATAATAGGAACATCAATTCTTCCAAAGTATTCTATACCCGTAAGACGTAAATAATTTACTGGAGAACGAGAAGAAGGAAGTGTATATCCTTCCGAAGGTATGGGACCATCTGAATGTAAAGGCATTAAAAAACTTTGACTTAATAAATGATCACAACCTTCCTCTACTACTTTCCTCCATATAGGTACAGAAAAACCATATTTCTCTTGACCACCAACATGAATGCCAACAATACAAGATCCAATATTTTTCTGCACTACCAGAGGAAGACCACACATACCTTCTTTATGACCAATATATTCATATTCCCAAATGTTAGGTAAATAAAATTCTCCTAGCCATTGATTGTACATTTCAGTCTTTTCTCTAACTAACACAGCATGCGTTTTCTTACCGCTCAAACATGCTTTATAAACTTTCAAAGAAAATTCATCATCTGAAAAGTGCTTCGTTATATCAGAGAACTTTATAGCTTCTAAAAGCACGAAACTAATATCATTTCCAGCATCATATCTATTTAGAGGAGATATTAAAGTGGTTAATTTATTACTTTCTATTTTAGGTTGCCCTGTTGTACAAACGTGCAATTTCCCTTGTTTACTACGGCCAAATGTATGAGTATTGAGCACTGCAATATTTGCTTTCACACCCAATAAGAAACCTTCTGTGCAGATAATCTTACCATCTTGCTCATATTCATATTCAATAGCGCGTGAATTACGTGATATTGAAGCAGATAATCCTTCTGGAGTCTCAGTATATGCACATGGCGTAGTAGTAATCATAGTATTCCATAGTTTAGTACCTTTTATAGGGACTCTCCTATATGAATTACCTGCATTCATTGCTTCTTCCATATCATCTAATTTGTCTGATAATACATTACAAGGTATAAATGTAGACTTAGCTTCACTATTAGGTCTCTTTAAATACATATCCACTGTACTCTCTTTATGAATGTCTCTAGCCTTTTTCCCTGCTGGAACAATATAATTGATCAGACAAAAACCGAAAGCTAAACTTCCCGTTAATATCCCTATATGTTTTTTATATTTGTTCCACCAATCAGAAGAAAAAGGACAATATGAGCCTGAAACTCTTTTTGTAATAAGATACATTACGTACACGAATTGTCTCTTTCTTTCCTTCTCTAATTCAATAACTAAAATAGAGTAGAAAAACTTTGACGCATATTCACTACGTAGTAATCTCAAAAAGCATAAATATATTATAGGGATAACCACTAAGTATCGCGATATATATATTAGTAATAACGAACAAAAGAAAACAAATTGCTCAAATTTTGATAAATTGTTAACTGTTATATTAGAAAATACTAATAAAATAGGTAGAAACATTAGACGTATATTCCCTACAGATACTAATAATAAAACTATTAATAATATTAAATCTCTCCAACTAATCTTCCATTTAAAATCAGGAGGTCTGCGTTGGAATAAAGTTAATAACATTGTGTAAGTATAAATCCAAAAGAAGCAATTTATAATTCTTTCAGCTTTATCACAGTATTCATTCACATGTAATTTTCCTATAATATTGGATAAAAAACTTGTTTTGGGTTTACTTAACGCTTCCGTTAAAATAACTTTACCTCCACAAGTTACTGTTTCACCTGGACGAATATAATCTGCACATCTCATAGTAGAACTAGCTGCTAAGATTTCATCTTGCCGTTGCATATGTTCCATAAATACAGCGGTCAAAACTCGTACTAAATCATATATATCGTGTCCATTTTCAACACTCAATATTTTGTGCTCTACTACTTCCTTAGGCCCTTTTGCATCATAAGTACATATATTAAAATACCATCTGTCCATTATGTCAACATCAGACGCCAAAGATTTGGCAGAGTCCAATTCTGTAGCACCTTCTTTTCTAAAACGAGGTTTTACAACAGGTTCTACATAAGTCATTCTTCTCATAATAGCTGCTTTATTCATAATTTGAGCATCCATATTCATGAGTTTATTATTAGTATCACCAATTATAAGATCCGGTCTAGCAAAAACTTTTCCTTTTTCTCCAAATGCCATATCAACTGGAAATGCATTAGTATCCATTAATCCAGTGAGAATGGGTAGAGTCTTGTCATTTCCCTGCTGAGCTATTGCTTCAGTGCAATTTCCCATTTCAGGTATTCTAACAACAGGCTGTTGTAGAGGACGATAATTTTCCCAATAGTCACTAGATAAAATCTTTGCAAAAATAATATCAGGATCATATTCTATGCCCTTACATTTGCAATATATGTCGACTATAAAGGCAATTAACTTACCTTTACCAATACCTGGGTCACCGTGTAAGATGATTCCCATAGGCATGGGTCTCTCTCCAGCATTGACTTGATTAGTTAATTCTATGACATGATCAATTAAAATGTTAACTTTTTTCTTTAAATCAATAGTTGAATTCTTAGTTGGACTAGCTTTCACTAATAAAGCTTGAGCTGTTTTTACTAAGACTTCCGCCTGTCTCAAATATTGTCGATAACACATATGATCTTTTTGAGGTAAACCCATAAATAGCCTATCTCTAAACGTCATTAAATCATCAATCCCGGCAGATACTGTCTTTATAGGATTCTTCGCTATCAACAAGTGGCTCAAAGGGACACCTTTAACTAAGGATTCCCCAAATCTTATGAGAGTTACCATCTGGTCTATCATAAGCTCGAACAATCCAAGCATATGTGTAGCTGGAGGATTCCCGCAAAACTTAAAAATTGATTTCGCAACATCCTTATTAAACCATTTAATAGCTGCAATATTAATAATTATTTGTCTAACAGCTGTTATTATCTCACTATTAAAACATAAATGTATAATATTGTTAACTTCTTGAACATTATCACTAAAGGATTCCGTTTGTACAGGTTTATCCCTAATGAAATTGTTCATTAATTCTTCAAATCTATATTTCATTGATTCATATATGTCAGTCAATATATACTCCACACAAGAGTCGCTAATATCAACACTTTTAATGAAAGCATATAATGCGGACATAATATCAAAGAAATTTCGACTTCTAACAAGTTGATAAATAAAATTGATTATAGGACCAAAAATAATTTCAAATTTCTTTATACCTTTAAATCCTTCAACCAATTTAGAAAAAACTTTTTTAAAGTTTTCTCCTGGATTACTAACTTGTAAACATTTCAGACCACTTCGCAAATAACGTACGACTCCATTTTCCGTAAATTTTATAATTTCCGGCTCATGGATCATTATCATATCATTAACTAAGTCAACACGAGTGGCAACAATACTTTCTACATTGCTTATATGGTTGATATCTCGCGTTTCTGGTTCTCCATAACGTTGATGAGTCATTCCATTTTTATCTATATAAATAGAAGAAAATCTGTAAATATCTTTACCATTGATTAATAGTGGTTGATATTCACTTGTATGATCATCAATAATATAACTAACACCTTCAGTATATACAGCACCAAATTTACTTCGACGGTTTTGTCTGGCTTTATCCTTACGTAAACCGTTTTCAATATAATTGGCCCTGTCCGATTCTAATTGTAACGCGGCATTGTTTTGTATCCTTTCTGTTTTTTTAGGATGTTCAACTCTACCGGCACGTTTAGCATGACCACCTTTGATTCCATCAGGGGTCATTTTACCACCTCTAGCGAGACGTTTTTGTATTTCGATAAAATTCGTCATTGATATAGGATCTTTTTCCTCAGATCTTGCTTCACGTATATTTATAGCTAGCTGTTTATTAGCAGCTTTCTCTACACGTTTACTAGATTTGAGTCTTCCAATTTCTGAGCTCTTATTGTTAAGAGCTTCAAGTTCATCAGGAAAAGCTAAAGATGAGGAATTTTCTTCCTTATTCTTCTGTTTCACTGTTGTACTCATACTTGTACGAATTTCATCCAATTCCTTATCAATTTTATTTAATCTTTTTAACTGTTGTGGTGTAAATTTAGGTTCATTAAAAATGTCCTCTAAATCTATATCAAGACTATCTGAAATTGATTGAGACTCTTTCAATAGAGCAACATAATCAGGGTTGCTGAAAAAATCAATTTTCTCCGGTAAAATAATAGCAGTACCATCAATATTACCAAAAGTAGATTTATCAGTAACCTTATCATTAATTGTTCTAATTTGATTTTTAATTGTATCACGTTGAGCTTGTTTCTTAGTCCTGGAATTAAGATTCTTACTCACTCTATTCATGTTTTTGGTAGTATATCCGTTTAGTGCATTTTTTAGTGACATGTCGGGTGTATCTAATTTTTTCACGAATTCTAAAGGGTTTGTGTTAGCAACCGAGTGATCTTAGCTAAGGGTATAGGGTTAACAACCCCTAGAGCAGGAAAAGGGTGAGGCTAAAAAGCCATGAGGGTTAGTATTACTAGCTGGTGGTTTAGATGCATTATTTCCGTATGCAAATACCGTAAAACTAAATAATACAGACGTATTCTACTGACGCCCATTCATCACAAAATATTGTCTTTAAGATTAAAGCGCACCTACGTAGTAAGTGGAAAAATCAACAATAAAATGCGGTAGTTCATTTGTGGAACCGATCAATTAAGTTGTCGTGGTTAACTTAATATCATCTGCCATATAAAATATGGTGTCGGTCGGGAACTGCAAAGAGAGTCCACCTAACAAAAATAATATAAAATAATAAAGATATGTAAATTTACATCTGAGTTATAAATAAAACTCTTATAGGCTACTAATAGCTCGTGAGAGGCTAATCGTAGCTATAATAAGCAATAAAATAAACAGTCATGTAATTGACACAATACAATAAGACTTTTTTCTAAGCTTTGTTAAGTAATCTGTTCAAAAATAATAAATTATTTAATGAACTAGTAGTATACATAAATGTACAAGACTACTGGCTTGGAAACAAGAG